ATTATCAAATTCGTTAGAATTTTCTACTAATACTCTAGCGTTCTCAAAAGTAAATTCCATTAATTTTTCGGGGTCTTGACCTTTTAAATCAACAAGCATCAAGTCTTCTAAGTAACTTAACTTTAACCCTTTCCAATTTTTAATAGTTGCTTCTGTAAATTCTTTTACAAATTTAACTTCATCTAAATCTTCTTCAAACATTCTAGTTTTTCTATTGAACTTATTTGTTGTGCTTCTCTTTCTAAGAGAAGTTAATTCTTTTCTGGAAAGATTAGCAAGTTCAACACTAAATCCCTCCATGCCTGGAAAATCTACCCATGCAGTTTTACTATCTACTAATAATGATTTTAATTCCACTTTTTTCTCCTTATATTGTGTTATATGTTATAACAGACCCTAAGTTCGCAGGGCTGTCTTTTAATCTAAAATCAAAAGTTTGAGTTAAGGCTTCTGCCACACTCATTCTTTTCGTAAAGATGCAACCTGTTAAGTTTGCATCAAAATGTGTCGAACCTTCCACTAAAGTTTTTAATCTAAAACTTGAGTTTGTATCAAAGTTTTGGAAAGTTCCATAGTTACTACTAGTCATATATTGTGTTATGTTTCCTGAGACAACTCTTCTATTTAGAGTATGCTTGTTAGGATACATAGCATTATCTTGATTCGTAACTGAAAGACTATTTTGTAATGTTTCAAAAGGAGTCCAGTCTGGATTGTTTTGTACACTCAGTGTTGCAGAGATAAGCCTTGATATATCAGAGCCACCTCTCTCAACATCTAAAATCGGAACTACTGGAGTTCTTGTTGAGCTTTGTGAAGCTGTGCTACCAGGAATGGTAAAGGATTGATTACCTGCTCTTGTTAGCCTTTTTGCTTGTCCACTTATATTTACTAAACTAGGACTACTTCTATTGAAATCAAAATTTCCTTCAATTATGACAGCGCCTTCTAATTTAAAAGTACTATCGTTAGTTTGTATATACAAATCAAATTCTTTTAGAATATCGTTTGTAGTAGTCAATAAAAGATCTAGCACAATACTTTCGTGTTTCTCTTTAGTTAAGTGAACCGCAAAACTAAAATTTGCAGGGTTCGCTTTCGTTATACTAGAACCTTGAAACATTTTTGATTGATTGTGCAAAGTCTTTACTTCGTATGCATCTTCCGCAAATGTTTGGTCAAACGAAAGGTTGGGAGTCGTAAATATCCTATACGACTCCCCATTGTATACTATGTATACCTTACTTTCTCTAAGAAAGTTAACGCTCATTTTTATACAGTTCTATCAGTTGCGTATTTTGAATCAGAATGAGATGTACTACCCACATAGACTACTTTCAACTCGTCCTGGTCACTAATAGTTGTACCTTGCGCTGTGAATTCAATAGTTGTTGAAATCACATCAGCAACATCAATTGTTGGGATTGATACATGGGCTTTGTCAAGTTGAAAATCAACTCTTGGTGTAGCTGAAGAGCCACCACCCATGAATAAATTCATGTCAAAAGCATTATTAACAAGGGTTGTTGCTCCTTGTAAATCTTTTAACAGTTGGTTTGATCCATTATTCTTAGTATCTAAGTAACAAGTTAATGAGCCTGTAACCTGTCTTGTACCAGTAAATGAACCTATAGATTTATCAACCAAGCCTAATGTCTCAGGTGTTAAATAAGTAATATTATTAGCTATTGTAATGTTTCCACCAGTAATCGCTATACTGTAAGTTCTTGAGTCTAAACCACCAGCTGATGCTCCACCACCTTGTGCGGCTGCGGATAAGGTTAGTGTTGAAAGTTTATTCTTTAAGTAATCAGCATCATCGACACCACTTACATTAACGTAGTCAAAACTTTCTACATCATCTTCTGTTGCATTAGCTGAGTATGCTCTTGCACTTTCACTACTATCAGAATGGAAGGCTACGTTTGGATCTTCCATCGGTACAGATATTTGGTCAATGGTTGTACAGTTTCCTGACCAAGTAATTGTTCCAATACCATCGATTGAGAAATCAATCTCTGCTTGGTTTACTTGACACTCATTCAATCTGTATGTTGTATTTTCAAGTACAAAATAAATTTGGAATTTTAATAATTCGTGTTTATCTGACTCTTCAAAATCAACAGACCAATTACTGCTTGAAGGTGTTGCAGCACTACCTGTACTAGTTAGAGCTGTTCCTGCCATTGCTGACCATAGTATATCTTCTACAGCGCCATGATTATTTTCAGTTCCATAACTGTTTGCTCCATGAACAAACGGTCTTACATATGTTTGGAAAGACCATTCACCAGCGTCTAAAGCATCGTTAAATCTTTTCGATCCTCTAACAGGTGATGTTCCTGCCTCTGTTAGTGTAACATCAGTACTTGTGTTAGCTTGTGAGAAAGAGTATCCATCTAATACACCAATTCTAAATGTATTCGCATTAGTACTATTTCCTCTAAACAAACCTAACCCAGTTCTTGCTCCATCTACAGTAGCATTATCAGCTCCTACAGCATCAACATCAAGTTGAACTGTTCCAGAAACTGTAGCAGAATTTCCTGTTCCTTTTACAACTTGTGCTGTTGGAAAAGTAATTCTATCAGCCGCAGCATGACCACGACCTCTACCGTTATTAAAAGCAACGACTTTAGTTACGACACCACTACTTACAGCGGCAACATATACTCTTGCACCAACTCCACTACCAGTAGAATCAGAAGCTGAGTTTTGAACTAATAAATCACCTACTTCATAACCACTAGTTCCACCTGCGTGAACACTAATAGTTTGAATTCCACCTTTATTCGTCCCAGCACTTGTAGCGTGTACGCCATTAACGGTACTGAGATAAACTTTGGTTTCTCTTGATAAATTAATTGCCATTTCGTTCTCCTATTTGCTTCGGAAAGGGTCTAGCAAGATTATTATCTGCCATGCCGTCTCCTAATATCGTACTTCGACAGCCATCTCTCCAATTCCTAAAGGTTTTATTACTCCTTCATCTGTACTAAAATTTAGTATAGTGAATTGAGTTGTCTTTAAACTTGGATTGACACTATCATCATACACCAGTGCATCATTGTCGTCAATTATTTTCTCCACATCTTCAAACAATAATGCTAGTTCTTCTTGGGGATCTTCTTCATTTCTGACATATCCCCTAATTGTTAAAGTTAAAAATCTCCATTTGTAGTTATCGGGAAGATATTCACGAGTTTCATCTCCCGCAACCACACATAACTTAGGATATTCTTCGATTTCATCTAAGAACACCATATTTGCCTTTACATTTCCAAATACATTAGAAAGAAAAGGGTGATTCCCATCAATGTCTTTTAGTTTTTCAACTAAAGCATCTACTATCTTTTTTCTTTTTGTTCTATATACTGCCATTATATTGCAGCTTTCCTCAAGGTAAATTTAGCACCTAAAGCCTTAGTTGCAAGTTCTCTTATACTTTTAGTAATAAGTGGTTTTGGATTATATCCATTTGGCCATCTACCACTATTCTCAAATGTTGAGTATGGGTCCTCTTGGTATGAGTATTCTCCAATTATAGTATTTGGTCCTTGAACTAAACTATCTAATTTTACACTTCCCGCAAAAGTTCCTGTTCTAGGTTCTAGTGCTGGTCGTACCATGTTCTTTGTTACAGCTGCTTTTAATTTTGCATTAATATTTTCTTTAAAAATATTTAATTTTCTTTGTCCATCTGGTCTTCTTCTTTTAGTCTTTTTTATACCTGCTGCAAGTGCAAAAGTCTTTATTTCTTTTGCTATGTTTCTTTGTGTTTTAGCAATTGAAGCTGCTTTACCTCTTTTTACTTTTATTCTTTTTGTTCTTACTTTTTTCTTACTGTTTGTTTTTTGTACTTTCTTTTTTCTTCTAAGAAAGGCATCTTCTAATTGTTGAAGCAATGCTGCATCAATTCTTTTTGATCCAGTAACTTGAAGTGTAGAGCCAAGTAGAGTATCAAGTTGATATTGTAAGTCATTAGATAAATCAAAACTAGCGCCTGTTAGTTTTGCTCTCAGTATTCCTGCTTCTTTTTGTCTTGCTCCTTTTATGTCTCTATTAAAAGTTGGTGTTTCAAATCTAAAAACTGCATCAGCTCTTCCGTCCATTGCGTCAATATATTTTTGTTTATCTAGTGTAATTACACCACCTTCGCCTTCTAGTTCTGCTATTACATCTTCAAAAGATTCACTTTCTCCAGTCTGATTCATGTTATATTGCATTCTTTCTGAGACTGCTAAAAGTTTTTGTAACTCAGTTATTGCGTTTTGTATATTATCTCTTGGAGCACCTTCTCCTACACCTAATACACCTTTTCGACCTTCAAGTATCTGTTGCCTTCTCATACCTACGGCTCCTGCTGATGACGCTCCCCCTAAGTCTTTCTCTGCATCATACGGTTCACCAAAGTCTGCCTCATCTTGATATCCTTGCAGGCCTTTGTCAAATACTTTTAATGCTCCTTGTAAAACATTTATAGTAAGGGCTATTCTACTATTTACAAAAGTAATTTCTCTATGGTCTATATCGTAACCACTCATAGCTTCTACTGCTGAGGAAATACTATTTAAATGAGTTCTTAAAGCATCTTTATTCATTGCAGGTGTGCTATCTATTATATAATCCCAATTTACTTTTGCTATTCCTTGTAAATTAGCATACCATGCTCCTGCTTTTTGTAGTTTTCCCTCTATAGCTTCATCTATTTTGTCTTTTACTTCTGTTGATCGTCTATTATAAGTTGCTATTATACTTTCACTTATATCTGCCCACTTCTCTCCGCCTTGAAGTGGGGCATTTGTTACAATATAATTAAAAGGACCTTTTACTGCCATTATTTATAAACCTTATACATATCAAGTATTCTCTTGATATAATCTGGGAAATCTATATTATCCCTTATAGAACTACTAATTTGATTTTGAATAGTAGCTCCACCAATATTTAATCTTTCTTTTCTTTCATCTTTTAAGTAGTATTTTACCAAATCAAAACATGCAAGTTGTATATCTGACGGTGTTGAAGCGTAACCAGCTTTATACACTACTTTTACTGCTTTTCTTCCTTTCGGAAACATTTTATCTGCTGTGTCTGTTGTTCTAAAAATTGTGTCTGACTCAAAGTCTACTGTAAAGTCATATTTTCCACTTGAATCTGAGTTTTCGCTTATTAATGTAACATAGCTATCAGCTTGTGAACCTCTCTCTTCTACTGACACTATGGAGACAAGTGGGCTTTCATCTAACATAACTGCATTTGTCATGTTATCTTTTATATCAAAAAATTCTGTTTTATTTGAACTATAGTAGTCCAAAAATGACATACCGCAGTATCTTTTTACAGACTGACTAATTGCTGGTATAATAGTATTGATTCTTGCATCATCTGACATACCAGATAACCCAGCAAAGTCTTTATACTGCTGTAAGGTTATTAAATTTGTTCCGCCTGTTATTACTGCCATATCTCAAAAAGTGTGGGGTTTAAGGTAACCCCACAAAACCGTAGTAAAGCTATTAAGAAGCTTTGTACATGTGTCCCCACTTAGAAGTTGCACCATCGATTAGGTCAATAAAACCTAGTCTCTGAGAAGCCACTAGGACTCTTCTTTGGTTTGCTACTTCGTAGTCAGACTCGATTGTAACTCCTCTTAATCTTGGAATTACATAGTTTCTTGGGTACACAGCGATAGCTGCGAACTTACTAACTGCTGGTGAAGCGAATTCATCACAAAGGATAACTCTTGAACCGAACACTTGTCCGATTTCACCAGATAGCTTAGTTGCCATGTCGCCAACTAGGTTAGCGTCTTGGAACTCAGAATCTTCTAGTAGTTCATAGTATGTTCTCTGTGAAACAACATAAACTACTTCACTTGGATTCACACCATATTTACCCATATTTTTTCTCATTGAAAGCAATTCAGCTGCTGTTACAGTATC